CATATACTCGGTGGATCTTCTCTACGCGCGGATCGTTCCGATACATCGTACGGCATAAGCGGATGATCGCGATCCGGTCGATCTCTGCCTGAAACCGTTGCAAATAAAAGAACGGCGCCGCCGATGACGGGATCAAACCCTCTTGCGGCTGGCTCGTGGCGGACGTGTCCGCAATGGACGGATGCGCCTTGAAGATGTTCGAGATCCAATCAACGATATTCGCCATAACTGCCTCAGCCTAGTTTTGCAAAATAATCTCGCATCATATCCTCGAGATTAGATAAATTGCTTTCAATCGTGCTCATGATGATCGCGTGACTTCCGCCGTTCGATAATTCCAAATACTTTCCATAGAACACCGTGTGCGCCAGTGCGATGATCAGCGTATCTTTGCTTCCTTCCACGATTTGCACATCGCTATTCAACTCGCCCGATTCGGGTGTGACGGTCCCTGTGATGGGTTCCATCCCAAAACCATCCACCGCAAAGAACAGGCCGCCGCGCGCATTGCCGGTTCGATCTTCCCACGGCGCATTCTTCCTCGCCTCGTCCTGAATGGACTGTCCCCAATAGTTTGCCACAGCCTGCAAAGCCACCAGCACCTTTTTGCCGTAGGCTTCCAAGTTAGGGATCAGTTGCGCTTCAGGTGGAGTGACCCAGCGAAATGCCATGTTCATTCCACCACCACCGCTTCTGCCACCGTCATCACCGTTCGGTTGGGTCTTACCATCACGATGCGATAAAGCACATTGTTATAAGTGAATCGGTCATGCGCCTGCACATCCAGATCTACATCGCCCATGATCAACGCCTGGCCTCGGTTCTCTTCCGTCTGACCATTCATTACAGGCATTCCATGCCGCGCCACGCGTGCAATACGGACATTCTGTGCCGCTAGCGTGGTCTCTCCCCGGCGTAGCACAATGCTCACCACATGGTCACCTCGCATCGCCATGAGATCTGCATTCATATGGGTGAGATCGTCGGAATTCAACATTACAATCCTGCCAGATATTGCCCGTTGTATCTCTCGACCGCCGCCAAATACTTCGCTTCGAGATCTTCCTGCAATTGTTTGAGCGCGGCTGGCTGCGCCGTCTTATCCATCTGTTCATCGCCGATTTGATACTTCCAGCCGTCCGCCGCCATCTTGTTGCGCTGCAGACCCACGCATAAAGCTTTCGCCTCCAGCATCATGATCCGGCTTTCGTCGCTGGTCATATCGATGAACTCATCCGTGTAATCATCGTCGCCCTGGATGATCCATCCCGATTTGTAATAGAACGCCCGCGCCAGCGTATAGACCGGCGTCGGGTAGAACGTGATCTGCTTATTGATCACCGTCCACTTTTCCGTAAATGTTGCATCCATCGGGATGATTCCACTCGCCGAGTTGATGATGCCTTCGTACATCTCTGCATAACCCATCGACGGCGTTGGGCTCACATCCACTGTTCGGCTTGTTCTTCCGAAGCGCGGTGCGAGCTGCAATATGCGGATCAACGACACGAAATCATTCGGCAGGTCATAGGTTGCAGTCTGCGCCACGATGCTGAGCGTTCCTTCCTTAATGCGCCCGCATCTTCGGCTGAAATCTTCCGCTGCTTCACTGATCATGCGCCTGTATTGGTTACTCGATGGAGTGCCGTTGCGCGCCGGAATATCGTCCGTGAGTTGCGCAATCAGATCATTCACAAGGATGGACATAATAGTTCACATTCTGCAACCGCTTTGCGGATGCTTTCCAATCGGTCGGGGATGCCGTGTAATCCCCAGATGATCTTATGCTCTGCGGGAGAAACATGCCCGGCGTTCCACGCATTATCCAGTTTATGAATGATGCCGCGCTCCGTTCCAAGTTTGTTGAACTCGCCGTTTTCCCACCACGGGAAATCCGGCACGCCCGGATATCTTCCAAGCCACTCAGCCACGAATTCTTTTGTCTCGGGCGTGCTCCAAGCATACAGCGCTCCCACATTGAAGTGACTCCAATCGGGATCATGATACGAAAGGTTGTGCCATACCGCACCGATCTTTCCTTCCACGAATGCGTGGCGTGGATCTGCGTTCAGGTCCGCCACGATGCAATCCGCATCCAGATAGATAACGAATGGATATTCCTGCATCAAGTCAAATAGCCAGTGCACTGATTCCCAATGTCCTAGCCCTGGGTTGTACTTGTTTACTTCGCGGGTGATCAATTGATAGTCCATCAAATGATTCGTGCACCATTGCTTGGTGCGAGCTTGCGTCAAGTCGATCCATGGTTCGCATCCGCGTCCGGGATAAACATGTTGAAAGACGATCACATCATTATTCATGCGGTCACATTGCTCCTGACGACGCCTCGCCCATAATTATGAAAGATTACCCTGGCTTGCTCTCGATGCGGAGCATTCCAATCCACGCCTAACCTTCGGATTATGATAGCTGTTTTCTTTATGGCCCGCATCAATGCCATTTGCTCATCCCATTGTTGCCACACCAGCCATTGACGGTGCCATTCCTCGAAGGTAGCTTTCACGATCTCGCTCTTCCGAAAGAAGATCACGCCTGAATTTAGGAATTTGAAATCAGCGCCTCCCATCTCGACGATGGTGGCGTCCCGTTCCTGAATGTTGATCTCCCATCCTGCACGCGGTTGGTTATAAAGCTGGCCAATGGTTTTGATTTCCTCGGCCACCGCAATATCCACCGAATCAAGCAATGCGAACCCCGGCCTGATATCGCCCACGAATTCCGTATCCGCATCCACATACAATGTGTAATCGAACGGACTAAGATCAAATAGCTTTGGCTTCACTCGTCCCGCTCTGAATTGAAAGTTCGGTGGCTGGCTTGCATCGTATGGACTTTCGCCCTTCCACTCGATGAACTGTACGCCTTGAATAGCCGTATCTCCCACCACGCACACCGGGATATCTAACCCGATCGTTTTCAGGCTTATCATGCTCTTGCGGACCGCATCTGCCGCCTTCTGCCCGAACGCCATGTAAATAATTCCAACGCTGTGATCGCCCATCGTCTCGATATGTTCACAGACCGGCATCTTCGATTTGACAAACCCCTCGATCATCTGTGCCGCCCGTTCCGCTGCATGTCCTCGATAAGGATACAAATCATTGATGGCGTTCCCTCGCTCCAATTCATATGCTCCGGGATCCGTCATCATCTTTTGGATTGCTGGTAGTAACTCCTCCGGCTCATTCACTTGCGGCCCGATGTCGGTATATTCCCAGAAGCGGATACCCTCCGTGGGTAGATGTCGAAACTGTGGCGCGTTCAAGATGATTACTGGCTTGCCCGTCGCACAGAATTCATACATCGTGCTCGAGCAATCGTTGACATAAATATCTGCGCGCTTCATCACTTCCTCGAAGTCGCTCACGAACTCGATGCCGAGATTTGCATAAACCTTTTGCATCACGTCCGCATTGCGCGGATGCGCATGACCGATCAGCGTGAAGTCTTCACACACTGCCAGTGCAGGCAGGATCGTTTTGTAATGCTCGAAAGCATTCCCTGCTTCCGGCGCAACCATCCTTCCATCCCAATGGAAGGATATGGCTACAACAAGCTTCTCCCCTTCCGCTTTAGGGAAGGCGCTGGGGGTTAGGTTGAAAAGGGCATCCATCTTCGGCGTCCCGATCACCTCGCCTGGGATATTCGGATAAGCTTTTGCATTCAATTGCCGCGTATGCTCATTCGGGTCCAGGAACAGACTCGCCACATCCCGCGAGCCTCGTCCACCCGCATACCCTGGATGATTGAACGTGATTCCCACGCCGTGCTCCATGAAGATCATAGGACGGTGTGGCTGCTTATGCCAGGCGATGACCAGATCGCCATATGCACACGTCACCAGTGGACCGTCTCCATCGGGAGCGATCGTCAGCGGCGCATTGGCGCTCATCGAAGAGAGACCAATCGCTTGAATGCCTTTGCTCTTGGCATAATCCACCAATGAGCTGTGCACATAGAACTCTCCTCGCATCTCCTCACTCAGCGCCATATATACCGGTGCCATGTGATCGACGTAGTGAATGCGCCTTGCAAAGAAGTCTATGGGTTTTGCCCAATTCAAGCGATTGATCATATTATTCTCTCGTCGACGCTTACGACGGTTCTCCGACGATCGAGAGATACGCGCCCTTTTCTGGGACAGGGGTCACGGTCACATCAAACTGCTCGCCGTAATATTGATTAGCGGCGATTAGGTAACCGTTTGAATCGTAGGACGGGAACGGGCCGAAGAATTGCAGCGGCTCGAAAACGCGGTACATCACCAATTGTCTGTTGCCCACGATGATGTCGGTATCCGGCAGTTGCACCGAAGCGTAGATCGGCAGGCCCTTGATCTGGCCCGCATACCCAGCGCTGTTCTGAAGGTCAGAGAGTTGCGCATCTGGGAAGCCTAGGCGGGTGAAGCCTTTCCAGTTCGTCATCGCCTCGGCCACCGTAGTGGAGCACAGGATGAACGTCGGCACATAGTACCGGTTGTTCACGATATTCTTCGTATCGCCGATCAAACGCACCAGTGCATCGAAATCATCTTGCGTGTGCCCGGCTGTCCAGGAAGATGCAGGATGGTTGTTCGCCACGCTGTGCACCGCGCCCAAGGCTGCATATAAGATGTACTTGTCCACGGTGACGGCAATCTGCTTGGCGATGTTGACCAACATGCGTGCCTGCACATCGTAGTTAATCTGCGAACGTCCGAACAAGATCGCCTCACGGCTGATCTGGTCGGCAACTCGGTCTGCTTGCGCCGAAGCTACCATGAAGGTCAGGCTCATCTTCGAGCGCGGGATGGCTTGCATTTCACCGCCGCGCATGGTGCCATAGGTGTAATTCACAGTCACAGCCAGGCTATTTGTGATCGCACCCGTCGCCAGGGCCTTGATCTGGCCTGCCGCATAATCCACCACGTAATCGGTGCCTTCGACATAGGTGGTGCCCCCATTATGCACGGATACAGCGCCAACTGAGAGTGCCCCGTGTAGTAAAGCCACCCATGTTCCCTGCAACGCAGTGATGGCCTCGCCGGTGATCACGGCGGTAGATCCAGCCTCGGCTGTCACCTTCTCATAATAAATTCGCGTCGGGCTGGTGTCGATCACGCCCGTGTCGATCAAGCCCGTCGCGACCAGCGTCGGCCACACCTGTTCGATCAAGGCGCGGCTTACGCTGTAGGGCAGGCTTAGATCGCTGCTTGCATCTGCTTCGGCCAGCATCTTGCTTTCCTGCATCAGCTCATATTTGTGCCGTGCGTCGAAGCGTTCCAACATCTTCTTCGTGAAGACCTCGTTCGGGCTTTTGGGGGCCAGCAAATTGCGCCGGGTCTTCATCTCAACTGCATTCATGCTCTCGTTGATTTGGAAAGCCGCCCGTGCATATTCTGGCGTACCAGTTTCGCTCTCGAGCACCGAACCGATCACCTGCACGTCGCCATCTTTCTTGCCCATCGCCTGCAAGCGTGCCTTCGAGAACAGCCCGTCATATTCCTTGCGCTTGCCTTCCACCAGCGTCTTGACTGCCTTTTCATCCTGCGGGTTCGCAGCGCGGACCGCCTCGACGAATGCAGCCACCGCAGC